CTCAAGAGCAATCACTTGCTGAAGAAGCTAAGGATATTAAAGATGAAGCTAAAGAGTCAGGTCTTGATCCAGCAATCGTTAGTGCAGTAGCAAAAGCAATTGTTAAAAATAAGGTTGATGAACTGAAAGCTAAGTCAGATGAAATTCTGAAAGCTATCGACATTAGCCGAAGCTAATATTTTACCCGAGGCTAATACCCTCGGGTTTTTCTTTAAGGAGAGCCTATGAGTAAAAGACTCTTAATTGTCGATGGTGATTTAGTGGCGTACAAACATGCTGCCGCTGCTGAGACTCGTACAGTTATTGTAAAGCATTTAAAATCAGGTAGAGAAAAAGAGTTTGATACAAGAACTGAATTCAAGAAGTTCCTAGAAAACAAACAAATGGAATTTAAAGCAGAAGATTATGAGATTACAGATCATCAGCATCCTGTTGATATTTCATTTGCCATCAGTACCGCAAACAAGAGCATTGAAAAACTTATGGAGTCAACTTGGTGTGACGATGTTGAGATTTATATTGGTGGTGGAGAAACCTTCAGACATAAATTACCTTTGCCTTCACCTTATAAAAGTAACAGAGAGGACAACATTAGACCTGTGCATTTGACTGCTGTTAGAAATCATCTAAGACGCAAGTACAAAGCAAAGGTTGTTGATAATGGTTTAGAGGTAGATGATGTAGTCACCATACGCTCCTACGAAGCCCTCTATAACGGTCAGGAAGCCGTGTTAGCAAGCGTAGATAAGGATAGCTACCAGTGCCAAGGAATTAGCCTCTTTAACTGGACTGTAGATAATCCAAAGATTGAACTGATACCTGATGTTGGTACATTGTATAAAGTTAAAAGCACAGTCAAAGGTAATGGTTTAAAGTTCTTAGCCTTACAAGTACTATCTGGTGATGCTGCTGATACTTACAAAGGTTATGAGTTGTCCAAGATCAGATATGGACCTAGCTATGCAAGCATTACTCGATGCTAGTACAGAAAAAGAAATCATGCAGATCATGTTCTCTGAATTCAAGAGATTGTATCCTGATGAATTTCAGTACACTGATTGTCATGGTCAAGAACATAACGCAACTTGGAAAGACATGCTGAACTTGTATTGGAAATGCGCTTATATGAAACGCAGTTGGAATGATCCAAGTGATATATATGACTTTATGGATGAAAGAGGAATTATATTATGAGCAATGAAGATTCGTTGATTTTTCGTTTAAGAAAACGAGCAGAAATTCGCAGAAGTATCAATTCTCGAAAGTCAGTGCAAGAAGGTAAACCGGATAGAATCTCTGATTTACTTGAAGAAGCTGCAGAAGAGATTTGTAACTTGGAAGCTGTAATTGGTGAAATGGACGATATCATCGACCGATTAGAGCGAAGGTTAAATACTAATGACGATTGACCTATATAACACAGCAGATGTTAAGAAGGTACGAGAGTTACTTACAAAAGAGCAAGATAATAAGTGCGCTGTAACTGGTTTAGAAATTCCAGTTAAGCAGCACGTTCTTGATCATGCACACGATGAAACTCAGCTTGTAAGAGGTGTACTACATCGTCAGGTCAATGCTTTTGCAGGTAAAGCTGAGAATGCCTTTGTGCGCTTGATTGCATGGTGGTATCCTAATGATTTACCTACACTGCTTAGAGAGTGCGCTGATTACTTGGAGAAGGAACCAGACACTCGATATCGTCACAACGGTTGGATCAAAAAAGTTAATACTGAGTTTAATAAACTAAAAGAAGCACAAAAAGATTCTGTATTAATATCTTTAGGTCAGACTGCAGGAAAGAATGGAGTAGAGCGTAAGAAATTATTTCAACGTATTCTATTGACACGAACCCATAATTATGATACAATCCGCAACACTATCAACAATGCAAAGGAGCAATGATGAAGATTAGAGTTATAAAATGCACCAACAGTCTTCTTTGGTACAATAAACATATCGGTGAAGAATTCGAAGTAAGATTCGTTGATGACAAGTCTTACTGGACAAGAGAGCGAGATGGGCAATTCAATGCTTTAAATTGGATATACAAACATGATGTAACTGTAACGGAAGGAAATGTAGAGTGAAATATACAAATGAAACAATTGATAGAATCCTACAAATGAAGTTTGAAGGTTTTTCTTCACGAGCAATTGCTACTGCTCTCGGTATTAGTAAATCTGGTGTTAATGATCTGCTACAGCGTGATCAACAGTTACGATATAATCCTCGTGATGTAGCTTTTAAAAATGATGGACCTAAGATTTTAGTATTCGATACTGAAACTGCTGCAGCTACTGCTCTTACATTTGGTCGATTTAAAGTTAACTTGTCACAAGATAATATCCTAGACAATGGTGGTTGGATTCTTTGTGCTTGCTGGCGCTGGTTAGGTGAGTATGAAACACATCGCATCTTCTTAACACCCACGGAAGTAGCTGAAAAAGATGATAGCCGTATCGTAGCTAAACTGTTTGAACTCTACGAAGAAGCTGACGCTGTACTAGCTCATAATTCTCAAGGATTTGATCATAAGGTTGTACAGACTCGTGCTATTGCAAGTGGGTTTCCTCCACTACCTCAAGTAAAAGTGCTAGATACACTACAACTGGTAAAGAAATATTTGAAGCTTCCTAGCAATCGTTTGGATGCTATCGGTGAGTTCTTTGGTTTAGGACGCAAGATCAGTACAGGTGGAATTTCACTATGGAGAAGAGTCCAAGAAGGTGATGTACAAGCAATGGAAGATATGGTGACTTATTGCGAACAAGATGTTGATCTGTTGTATGATGTATATCTACGCACTCGTCAACTAGGTCGTGCAGGTTCAGACTTTAATGCTGCTCTATATTATGATGATGATTTGGTTCGTTGTCGCGTATGCGGTAGTGTAGATGTAGAAGCTACAGGTCGTACTACAGAAACATCATTGAATACTTTTGATGAAGTTCGCTGTAATGATTGTGGTGCTGTTCATCGCCATCGCCAAGCTAAGACTACAAAAGAAAAGCGTAAAAGCTTGCTGATGTAACAAACCTGTGCTACAATAGCATTTAACAATTTGATTTCACACCCCGGCTAATAACCGGGGATTTTTTCTTAGTAAAGGAGCACTATGGTATACGATTATAATATTTCAGATTTTCAAGATGATTGTTATGCGTTCAATGAAATCGCAAATAAACATGAACTTGTTTCGTTAAAAGACATTGATTTTCAATATAAGTTAATCTATGAAGAAACTAAAGAAATTAAAGAAAAAGGTATTGATAAGAACAATGTTAAAGAAGTTGTTGATGGTGTAGTAGATGTAATGGTTACTGCACTTGGTCTAATGCAAAAGCTGGAATTTCTAGGTGTAGATATGAATAAAACAATGCGAGACACTGCTTATAATAACCTAACAAAGTTTCCTACTAAAGAGCTAACTGCAATTCAGACTGCTCAAATGTATGAAGCAGATGGTATTCAAGTTGAAGTTAATTACAATTCAGAATATGATCTGTTTGTAATTAAGAACCTGAATGATAAAGTGATGAAACCAATTGACTTTGAAAGCAATGATCTATCTAATTGCATCCCTAAAGAACTACTTGAGAACGGATTTAAGGAGGAATAAATGAAATCAATTACAGAAGAAATGCAAGCTTGGAATCCAGATACGGTAGAAGAGCAAATTCCCGGTACTAAATATGATAGCGGTAAGCTTCAGTACACATTAGTTCCTCCTTATGCTTTGCAAGAGGTTGCACGTAACCTCACAGCTGGTTTAAAGAAGTATAAAGAGCGTAATAACTGGCAGAAAGTACCAGAGGCTAGGCAGCGTTATATGGATGCTCTAATGCGGCATTTTGAGGCTATTCGTCGTGGTGAGATTATTGACCATGAAAGCACTGAGCCAAACATGAGTCATATGTCAGCTGTAGCTGTAAATGCTATGTTCTTGCTTGAGTTTATGTACAATCCAGAACTACAGGAGACAAAATGATTATTTTACAAGTAATGAGTATCTTAGTATTATTGTTTATACTTATTTTGGTATATTCTGCAATTCATAAAATGCTGAAAGAACATAAAGAAAAATATAGTACAGATACAGATCAAGACAATCTTGATTTATCTGATAAGCAGTGATATAATGAATTCTCGTTTATTCTGAAAGGTAGTACAATGAATAAAAAACTAAAATTTCCAGCGCGTCCAAGTGCAATCGTAGCTCTATGCATTATTTCTGAATCAGAGATTGTTAAAGTTATGCCAAACTATTCAAGTGAATTCGAGAATCAAGAAGACCGATTTAAGAATTTCCTTTATTCATTGGGGATGGATACAGAAAAACCATATCAGCGACAAGATGCACTACAGCATAGAAATAGATTAAATGAAATCGTAGTGTGTAGTCGTTGGGTTGGTGAAGAACGATTAGATGAAGCTTGGTTAAATAGTGGGTACGCAAGTAAACCTGCTATTGATAAAGCAAGCGGTAGTAAATTAACAGAAGATATTTATCGTGCTAGGTATGAAACTGAAGATGCCCAAGCATTGTTAGAAGCTAGAGATAAATACAATACAATCACAGAGGAAGAGTAATGCTAGAAAAGCACCTGTTGCCAATCAATGAAAGACAAGAACCTGTAGAGTTCGCAGATCAACAATTAAAAGTATTTTGGCTACCAGATGAAATTAAAGTAGAAAAGGATATTCAAGATGTTCTAGTGAATTTTACACCTGCAGAAAAACATGCAGTAATCACTACTCTTAAACTATTCAGTATTTATGAAACACATGCTGGTTCTGAATATTGGGGTGGACGATTTAAAGGTATGTTTAATAGTGCAGAATTTCATCGAATGGCTTCAGTATTCTCTATGTTTGAGCTTGCAGTACATGCACCGTTTTATAATAAGATTAATCAGCTATTACATATTGATACACCAGAGTTTTATACATCCTATTTAGACGATCCAGTACTAAAGCAGCGAGTGGAGCACATTGGCGCTATTATTGATCATCCTGACGATCTTATCTCTTTAGCTGCTTTTTCGATGGTAGAGGGCGTTATCTTGTATAGCAATTTTGCCTTCTTAAAACACTATCAATCACAAGGTAAGAATAAACTAATGAATATTGTGCGTGGTATTAACTTTTCAGTTCGAGATGAGAATATCCATTCAATGGGCGGTGCATGGGCTTTTAAATATAAGTTAGAGCAACTTAGAAATACACTGTCAAGTGAAAAATTTGAATTACATAAATTGGCGATTGAATCTCAAATTCGATCAGTAGCTCAAACATTATATGAACATGAATGTCAGATTATTGCTAAGTTATTTGAACAAGGTGAAATCAAAGGTATCACGGCACATCAGTTAGAAAACTTTGTACAATCTCGAATTAATGAATGCTTGAAGCAATTAGGATTTGAAAAGGAGTATGATATAAAATACAATCCTATTGCAGAATGGTTTTATAAAGGCATTAATGATTATTCATTTAATGATTTCTTCAGCGGTATGGGTAATCAGTATCATCGTAATTGGGATCAATCAGCGTTTACATGGAAAGGTAAAGATGAGTAAAAATATTTATAAAGAACTAAGTGAAGAGCGAAAGAAACTACAAGAACAAGATTTAGTTCCACAATGGTATACCACCGCTGGTTACCAGATGTTCAAAGAAAAATATGAATGGGATACTCAAGGTCGTTCTGTCCGTGGTCAATTCGAACGCATTGCCAAGACTGCAGCAAAGCATGTACCAATGCTACCTGAAGCTGAAGATCGATTCTTTAGATTACTCTGGAACGGCTGGTTATCACCTTCTACACCTGTATTAGCAAATATGGGTACTAATCGTGGAATGCCTGTATCTTGTTCTGGTACTTATGCTACAGATTCAATTGATGGTTTCTATAGTAACTTACATGAAGTTGCAATGCTAACCAAAAATGGTTTCGGCACAGCTTCAGACTTCAGTTCTATTCGTCCTCGTGGATCAAAGATTAGTATTGGTGGAAAAGCTTCAGGTGTACTACCTGTTATCAAGGAACATGTTAATGCAATGCGTAACGTAGCACAGGGTACAGCGCGTAGAGGTGCTTGGGCTTGTTATCTAGATATCGAACATGGCGATTTCTATGAAGTCGTTGAACATGTATCAGCTGAACCTGATGACTTAAATATTGGATGGACAATTAAGCAAAGTTTCATTGATCGCTTAGATAATGGTGATGTAGAAGCTTTAGAGCGTTTTCAACGAGCTATGAAAGTAAAGATGGTAACTGGTAAAGGTTACTTCTTCTTCGTAGATAAGGCAAATGCTAAACGTCCTGCTATGTACAAAGATTTAGGCTTGTATATTAATAATTCACAATTATGTACTGAGATTATGCTATTCAATGATGAAGATCACACATATACTTGTGTACTATCTTCTATGAATGTCTCAAAATTTGATGAATGGGAAGATACTGATGCAGTGTATTGGGCAATCGTGTTTCTTGATTGTGTAGCAATGGAGTTTATCAATAAAGCCAGAGGTGTTCCCGGTCTAGAAAAAGCTGTTCGATTTACTGAAAAGAGTCATGCATTAGGTTTAGGTCAATGTGGATTACATACATTATTCATGCAGAATATGTTACCTTTTGAATCATTTGAAGCTCATATGCTAAGTCAAAGAATCAGTGCTCATATCTGGAAAGAAGCTTCACGAGCTAATCAAGAACTTGCTCTATTGCTAGGTGAACCAGAATGGTGTAAAGGTTATGGTGTTCGTTGTACGCATTTGATTGCTCCAGCACCAACTAAATCTACAGCACTATTGATGGGTGGTATCTCAGAAGGTATCAATCCTGATCCAGCAATGAGTTATACTCAAATGACAGCTGCAGGTGAAGTTGATCGGTTGAATCCTGTTTTACTTGAATTGATGAAATCAAAAGGTATTTACACCAAGAAACATGTACAAGAGATTACCGATAAACAAGGTTCGGTTCAGCATGTAGACTGGTTAACTGATGATGAGAAAAAAATATTCAAAACAGCATTTGAAATCAATCAGAAGGCTGTACTAAGGTTAGCATCTGCACGTAGTCAATACATTGATCAATGGCAATCGCTGAACCTGTTCTTTGCAGCCGATGAAGACCCTGCTTGGATTGCTGAAGTTCATGCTGAAGCTTTTCATGATCCGAATATCTTAGCTTTGTATTACATCTATACTCAAGCTGGAGTACAGGGGGCAAAAGGGGAGTGCGAAGCTTGCCAATGACAAAGGAAGAACTTTCTGAATATAAGAAACAATATTATATAGACAACAAGGGTACGATTCTTGAGAAGTCAAGACTCAGAAGGTTAACCTCATCTGAACATATTAATAATCTCAGAAAGAATAGACACAGAACAAATCCTGCAAAAGAACTATATAGGGCAGCAAAACAAAGAGCTAAGAATAAGTCACTTGAGTTTTCAATAACTCCTGATGAAATAGTTATTAGTGAAAGCTGCCCAATATTAGGAATACCTCTAATTGTTGGTGATAGTAAAATTCACGATACATCACCATCTTTAGACAGAATAGATAACTCAAAAGGTTATATTAAAGGTAATGTGCAAGTGATAAGTAATTTGGCAAATAGAATGAAGAATTCAGCATCAGATGAATTGTTAATTAAATTTGCTAATTGGATATTAAACGAAAGGAAAATAAATGAAATATAATGAAGGTTGGGATGAGATCTCAAAAGATGAAGGAGGTGGTTACGCATGAAAAATCTAGTAATCTTTAAAGCGCACTGGTGTCAACCGTGTAAACAACTTGCAAAAACCATTCAAGGGATTGAACTTGGTATTCCTGTGAGTACAATCGATATCGATGCTGATCCTACAGCTACAACTGAATTTAATATTCGTGGTGTACCTACTGTACTACTCATGGAGGACATGCAAGTTGTAAAGCGTCACACTGGTTCAATGTCAGCTAAACAATTAGAAGAGTTTGTTCAGTAAAGTACAGACGTAAAAAAGCCGGGAGTCCTGTAAAGGATATCCCGGTTTTCTTTTATTATAAATAGACTTTTTCAGGTAATTGAAAGTGCGGACCATCAATAAATGACTTCCAATCTCCACCCCATTCAATAGGGATACTCATTAGTTTAGCTACATTCTTAATATGATCTGCTACAGCTTTATATACTCTAATATCCCAGCTGATCTTACCATCAACAATCACAGCAATATCTACAGCATGACCTGTTAAATGCCTAGAATGCATCGTAGTGCTCTTTTTAGCTGCTACAAGCTCTTTTTGACGCTCTAGGCTACGTACCCCTTCAGTGATACTAAAATCATAAGGAGAGTTGGTTATAGCCTCTTTAAACAGCTTCTGTAGATCAGGATGTACTGTAGATAACTTTTCTAAGCTTTTATTTCCAAAATTATATGTCATAATCAACTCATTAATTTATGAATAGTTTCATCTACGACTAGAACCTCTGTGGAAATTAATGATTGTACCAGTCAGAGTCCATAAAGAACCCAATGCCATGTATACAATCTCTTTATTTTCAGCAGGTACACCTTTGAAGAATGCCAACCAAGATACAATAACAGCTGCACTTACGATTATAAAATCAAGAAGATAAGCTGCATTTTTAGCTAAAGTACTACCAGATGTTGCCTCTTGGATACGAGCATTCATACTACGAGCATCGGATGTATTCTTATTATCTTGCTCTTCTAGGAATTCTTCATGCTGCATAACAGCTTGTTTTAATTCTACAATCTTATCTGCAGACATATCAGGTTCTAGTTTAACACCTGTTTTCTCTTCCACGTAATCCAAACCTTTATCTACAACGGCTTGTGCTACTTTTGGTAAATTATTTGCTAGAAGTGTAGATACAATTCCAGCGATTAGTGGTAACATAAGTTTCTCCTTATAGACCTACTATCATTTTTAATACATTCGTAATACCCATTGATTGTGTTAATACAACAAGTACAGCACCCATTGCTAAATATTTGATCTGGTTGAGTGTTTTTTCAATACCAGTTAATGAGTTACGTAAATCGGTAGAGATATCCTGAAGTTTCTTGAGTTCTTCAGCGTGGTCTTCTACTTTTAATTCTAGTTTAATAACACGGTGTTCAATTTGTTCGGACATACTACTACTACTTTCATTATTGGTTATAAATTCATTGCATAAAATAAAATAGGCCACCCGAAGGTAGCCTAAGTAATGCTTTATTATAGCATTGATATTGACAAAAATCAAGGATTAATTATACAGCCTGAAGAGCAGTGATATCACCTTCAGCTATAAAATTACCAGAAGAGTCAAGTCTAGCTACGTTATTTCCATTGTAGTAAAAATACAAATATCCACCAGAAGCATACATTTGCCAAGCCCCTGAAGTAAAGTTTGAAGTAGTATTTGCAGAAGTAGCACTGCCAGCAGAACCTGCACTATTTGCATAATTTGAGTTACCACTAATGTTAATACCATAAGTACCACCATTATTATAAACACCATTAGTTACAGTAGCAGCATTACCTGAGATACTAATACCCCATGTACCACTTGCATTTGCACCAGTTGTACTAGGAGCACCAATTGTATTATAACTAACTGTAGCAGCTGAACCACCATTAAAGGCAGCACCAGATGCAGCACCTGTACCTGAACTATTGAATGTAACCGATGTATTCAAGTTAACACTAATTGCAGCAGTACCATCAAATGCTACACCATTGATGTTTCTAGAGGTAACAAGTCTCGTAGCAGAACCAGCATTACCTGCAATATCACCAGTTACTTTAGAACCAGATAAAGAAGTAATCCATGAAGGGTTAGCATAACTACTTGAAGTATAAACACCATTTGTAACACTACCTGCGTTACCTGCAATATTGATAGAATAAAGAGTAGCTAAATCAGCCCAACTTGATCCATCATATTTTTGCCATTTACTACTTGCACTATTCCATCGCTGTGTGTTAACTGGTACATTAGTAGATGTAGTGACAGCGGGGTCAAGCCCCACTGCCAAATCATCAAACCGTGCATCCAATTCAGCTACAAAATTAGAGTAAGTACTCGTTATTGTTGGCTTTGAATGATCTGCCATAATTTTTAATATCCTTTAATAGACCAAGACATGTTTGCACTTTGTCTGTTACCAGAGTTCTTGAATAAGTAAGCTCTAAATGATTGCGGATACATTGAGCAGTTTCCAGTTGCATTTGAAGCTACCATAGATACTGTAAATGTATTTGTTGTATAGGCAGTTATTAAATAAATACCTGTAACATCATTACCATTTGAGAAGAATAACTTTACTTTTTGACCTGTAATTAAACCATGAGATGCCATTGTTACAGTACAAATATTTGAAGTAATCGAATATGTACCATTATAGAATGTATCTTTAAAATCATATACAGCCATTACAGGTTCTAATCCTGATGGTGACAATGTAATACTCTGAACATCAATAAACTCTTTGTTGAAGTTTACAATTGTACCTAAAGAATCAGTTTCATTTACATAAGTTGTACCTGCGTCATTTTTCAACTTTGCATCTAATCTAACCGTTAAGTTAGATATTTCATACAAATCAACTGTTGATGCACCTGTTACTGCAATTCTAATTTTAACATATCTGAAATTCAATCCAAATACATCAGTAACTCCATTATAATCTACATAAGTTGTATTGTCAAGTGATAAACTAATTTTTGTGACTACGGTTGGAGAACCTGCAATAACTGCACCTTTATAGTTCAATGAAACTCGACTAGAAGCCAGAGGTTGACCAAAATCAAATACCTCTTCATAGTAGCCAGAACCACCAGAAGGTTGAATAAAGATTGGATATCCTGCATTTACCTGATCTTGTGGAGTATTCCATGAATGACTTGTAAAATGCTGTTGAAAAGTTTCAGTTGTATTGATTGGTAATGCTAGAATTACACCATCTGTTGCAGCTGAAGATTTTGTACCTGTAAATGAACTATCAAATTCACCATGGAATACGAAATCAGGAGGTTCTGAAACTAATGTAGTAACTGAAACAGGAGTACTTTGAATACCTTCAGTATCAACAGATACCATCCAGTATGTAAAGTTACCACCTTGACTTTCATTGATGGTTGTGAAACCACCTTTCTTTTCACCAACTAATGTAGATGAAACCCAAGTAGAACCTTTCTTAATGATAACATGATCAACAGGAAGAGATGTTCTATCTGGTAGTGTCCAGTATAGCATTACTGTATTATCCACAACCTGTGTTTTTAGATCATATGGTGGATTTGGTGCAAGTTTGGCAATCGATTCTGAATAACCAGAAGATTTATTACCATGTGTATCTACAGCTTTTACTGTAAAGATTTTCTCACCAATCCAATCTGCAGGTACTGTAATAGTATTAGCTTTTACAGTAATTACTGTAGTATCATAACTAACTTCATAATGATCAATATCAAATTGTGAGTTATTAACATCAGCCCAATTTAAAATAATACTTGCACTTGTTAATGCAGTATCACTGTATGAATATCCAATATCGGTAATATTTGGTACTGTAGTTGGTGCAAAACTTACTACAGAAGAAACTGTACTATAGTTATCTGCACTATCAATAGCACGAATATAAAAAGTAGCTGATCCATTGGTAGCATATTTAGTGTACGCTTTTGTAGCATCACCATAAAATATTCTACGAGCATCATTTACTCTCCAACCTGCATCTTCAGTTCTAATTTCATAACCAGAAATATCAGGCTCAAGGTTATTATGCCAAGATAATAAAAGTTGACCACTTGATTTATCTGCAGTTACAATAAACTCAGTTACTTGAGCAGGAGGATTAGTCTTACCAACTACAGTATGATTACTATAAGAAGTCCAATTACCAACCTTACCATTTGTTGTAATATACCGCATTCTAACTTTATAAGTTTCACCTTCTTTTACATCTGTAATTGAAGCTGAACCATTTTGAAACGGTACAATGACTGATTTATATCCTACACTTGTAGATGCAGATGAAAGATCATATTGAACTTCAACAGCATCAGTACTAACTGGTAATGCAGAAGCATTGGTATATGATACATTCATATTGTATCGGTACACACCCTTCGATACTCTTTCCATTACAGATTCATCGCTGACAAATCCAGTAATAGATGGAACTTTAAAACCAAAACCATCTTGTTGTAAAATAGGTGGTAGTGAAATCTTAGATTCAAATACAGTACTTGCTGATAGATTTTTATAATCAGTAAAGATATTATATGAATTTGTAACACCATAATCAACTAGAGTTAATCTTGCTGAATTATTTGATGATGGTTCAATACCTAATACCAATAAATCTTGTGCTTCACTATTTAATTGACCAAATAAGAATAAATCACCTGCATCTACTTCATTAGCAGTAACAGAAGATGTTAGGTCAATTTCAGTATAATTACCATCAATACCTTTAGCTACCAAGTTTCTAACTACAGAGTTACCATTTTTACTTCTAAATCGCATTGTATAAGAAACACCAGCTTGCATTGGTACATCTTCATCTAATTGAAATTTAGTAGCAGATAATCTATTTTTGATGCGACCAGAACCTAAGCCCCACATTGGAACATCATGCATGACCTTAACACGATCACCACGATTACATACAAGATATTCAATGTCTGAATTTAGTGTATATATTTCAGGGCGTAACTTCATTTGAGCCATATGCCAACGAGCATGATCAATCACAAGTGACTTCTTAGTTACACCCGGAAGTGAAATACTCTCAAATAGACTAGCATTTGTTGTATCTTTACCTATATCATATACGATTACTTCAGCTTGTTGGTAATCTTGATCTTGGTCATAATATGTAACACGTAATCCATCTGGACGTTTTGGTAAAGCTTTTGTACCCTCAAAACCCCAACTATTGTGTGGAGTAAAATGCTGGATTACATTAGGCTTAACTTCATCAATAATAACTGTCCATTTACCATCAATCAGTGCAGGACTAGCTCTACCGGCTGCACAGATATCACGAATAACTTCAAGGATACTACGAGCTTCAGCTAATACATTATTGTACTCAAAACCATTTGTTTGACAATAGGTATAGAAGTATTGTAAAGCCGTAAGATTAATTTGCGTAGAAGCGTTTGTAATTCGTCGTGGGTTAGCAGGATGCTCTAATACGTAACGCATTAATGCAGCGGGATTACTAGACTGACCATCTACCCATGCTGAACCATTCCATACTTTACAGTAGGTTTGTACAATTGCACTAATACCTTCAATATTACCATTAAGTTGATCTGTAGCCAAAATCTTAAATGCTGTTTTAGCAATCTTTGAATTTAATGGATCAACAGCAGGTTTTGCATTACGCAAGAACGTGACGTTTTGTAATATTGATGTAAAGTAATAACGATCATCTGGACTATCTTCAGTGTTATCACCAGTTTCTCTACGAATACGAATAATCATTTGATTATGATTAAGATTCGAGTATGTCTTAGTAAATGTAAAACCATCTTTCTTTGGAATTTCAAAGTTAGTTTGTAATACATCTAATGCTGTCCAAGTAACACCTACATCAAGTGAATATTCTAATCTGAAAGTTAGATTAACTGCAGTAGAATCACCAGCACCATTACCTTTAACTCTAATCTTACGAAGACCTTGTGGGAAATGTAAAGCTACAGTCACAGAAGTAACAGGAATAGGAACAGAATTACCTGATACATCTAAACCATATTGAACAGCAGTCGCAGCTTCAGCCCAAGGACCGGGAGTTACTGTTGTTTCAGGGTTACCATCACAAACCAATTCTAAATTTTTATCAATCTGAGTAACATCTTTACCGTAGATTGAATCAAAATTTAATTTCTCTTGATCAGTAGGTTCTGAAACTCTATTGAGAGTAATCTTTTCATATTTCGTATAGCTAGTTAACGGAACTTGACCAATACGAAGAGTAGCTTCATCAATAATTAGTGGTCCATATCCCCATACTAATAACATGGATAGGTAACTATCGCGTTCATTTTCATATGTCAAATAATTAACTGAACCAAGTGCAGGTGTATATCTTACTTTACCCAATACAATTGGAATAGCACCATAGGGATTTGCTCTATTTGATGCACCTGACATTAAGTATTGTTGTGCTGCAGTTCCTGCATCACCAGAAGAAGGCATACGAATTGGAGCAATAGCATTGACCAAAGACATACCTACTTGCATTGTTACAGCAGCAGCGGTAGCATATGCAGCAGCTTGTGTAAAGCTCATTGCACCTGTACCTGCATAGGATGCAAATTCAGTAGCGGCAAACATACCTACTTGCATGGCTACAATAGTAACTGCAAGCATCAATAGCATCCGACCACCTGAACCTTTTGGTACTGCACGATATTCTACTGAATCACCTTCAGTTAAAACAGTATCTTTCCAAGCGTCAGATTCAATTACACGACCATTAACTAAGATCGTAATATTTGATTTTAATTCTGGTGCAATATTATATTCTTTGGCTAAACCAGTAGCTAGTAAATCTAGTGTTGTACCAATTGGAACAGGAATTGTGTACCGTTCTGTTCTTAAAGGATGAGGTACTGCATTTAGTAATACACCCTTCTTTTCAGAATACTTATAATATCCTACAATACGCTTAGACCATTTTGGTGAATCAAAAGCTTCAATAGCACTATCTTGGTTTTCACGCACATGAATAAAATGCGTAGCACTGATCGCTACACCAATATGTGACTCTGTACCAAGAATTCTAAATAGTACAATAGAGCCTTCAGATGGAGAATCAATTTGTTCCCAACCTTCTTTATACTGTGCAACTAAATCTTGAATTCTATCGGTATCATTAACAGTATATTCTGCAGTAAAGCTTGGTAGGTCAATCTTATATTCATTTTTATAGATTAGACGCACAAGACCATAGCAGTCTAACCCTGTAGTATCTCTACCTTTTTCAACATAGGGAATACCAATATATTTTTCAAAATTCATAATGTTCCTTTAAAACATTCCCGGAAAATATCTAGGAGTAAACGAGTGCATTGGAAATGGTTCACGCTCATAATCAATCATTGCTAACTCAGCACTGACAGTATCAGCATTATAGGTAAAACTATTGATATAGAAATCAGAGAAAGATACTTCAACTATATCAGGTGTTTTACTAAGAACTAATTCTAGTTTAATTCTTGGTGGTGCAGTGATTGTTCTAATAATAGGTGTAATATGCCTAGTAACATCATGCATTGTAATTGAGCATTTAGGAGCTTGAGCTTCATCCTCAGAAGGCAATGTAATTTGCATTGGTAAGAATGTATAATCACTACCGTTACTAGTTACACCATATAGCACTTCTGTATCAGTTTCAGAAATACGTTTTGTAAAACCATCTGATAATCTTGCAATTACTTGAGATTCATTTGCAGGATCATAGATGGTTAACAAGATGAGTAGATCATCATCTGAGTCAGGAGAGAATACAGCTTTTAATGCATTCGGTGACATTGATGTTAATCTACTCAAGGTAATATCTCCAATTGTAATGATACGGCCCACAACTCAGGTAGAACGTATGATGTTGTAAACATTGCACCGTCACTTTGAGGTACAACCCTGACTTCAACAACCTGATTTGTTCTAGGATGTGTAAAGCCAAACCGAATTGTACCACGTAAAGTATCCTGAATAAAAGAACGCAGAGTTTCTACTTGAGCTGTTGACAAATTATATTGTACACTCATTGTATCAAGTCGTTGACTTCTTCTGCGTTGCTTTGAAGGACCAGCATCTGGTGCAGTCCGTAGAACCATAACACCAGTTGTTTCAGAATAATTAGTTAGTGGTTTTTGTGGTAATGATGGAGGCCAAACATAAACATAAGCCATAAATTATCTCCGAATTAGTTGAGGTTGTAAACCAAATGTTGATCTAATTGATTTTTGTGAAGCACTACCATTACGTGAAATTTCACCAGCAGTCATATCACCAATAACAACTTCAATCTTACGGTTACCTTTTGAATCTACAGTTTCATTTGTAGTAGCTTGTGATGTACTGTTATTAATAACTTGTACAGAAACATTACCACTAGAGCCACCATTATTAACAACACCTAAAGAACCATCAGCACCTCTACGCAAAGGCATGATAGCTTCAGGTCCAGCTTCACCCATTAGACCAGTACCTTTAGCGAACTTAAACAATGTAGGTTCAGATACGATGCTATTTGTGAAAGCACCGCCGTTAGCGAAGGCTTTTATGCCGTTATCCCATGCAGCACCGTTAGCAGCTTGATAACTAATACCTGAAGCATTACCAGTGCCACCAGTTAACGTATTAGTTTGAGCAGTCATACCACCACCAAAACCTAGCATTTTAAAGATGCCAGCAGCACCACCCATATTCTCATACATAGACATTGTTTGCTTTTTCAATTCAAAACGAATCAAATCAGCAATCATACTATCAATTAAACTATTAAAATTCATTTTACCTGTTTTGGCAAAATTAATAATAGCATCAGCCATTCCAGAGAACATATTTTCAAAGGCTTGACCGTATGCGTTTAATCGCTTAGTTGAATCATCAAGGTAACTCTTTTCGGCATCAGCGCCAGCTTTAGCAGCAGATGTTCTTGCTTTTTCTTTTGCTTTTCCGAGTGCAATTTCTGCAGCTAGAACAGCAGCTTGAGCTTGTGTTACATCTTCTGTTTGTGGGCCATCTGTACCAAACTTATCAGCAGTTGCTTTAGCTCGTTTCAAAGCATCTTCATAATCAGAGATTGTTTTAATATGACGTTGTTCAGCTTCAATAGTAGCTTTGATTCTAGCAAGATCACGACCGTATAAACCAGCAGTAGCTTGCTCCATATCCATTTGAAGTTGACGCTTTTGAATGATTTCATCTTCAGCTTTAGCAAACTCTTTAGAACCTTCAATAACTTTCTTGGTATATACACCAACTTGAGCAATTGCTTGTTCCCGTAGTTTTGCAGTATTCTCAGTGATATGTGCAGTAGATGCTTTGATCTTTTCACGCTCACGGTTATAACTCTCTGTAGTTTTATCTATTTCACGAGTTAATTCTTCTTGTAGGTCTTTGCGTTGTTTGACATTTGCCAAACCCATACGTTGACCATATGCAGCATTAATTGCAGCTTTTTGATCTTTTTCAGCCTTGTTTAACTTTTCAGTATACTCTTCATTTAGAGTTATCTTTTGATTATTCTCTCCAGTAATAAGAGCTAGTTCATCAGATAGATATGTATCCATATCTTTTAAACCTAGAGCGAAAGATGCTTTGTTTGTTGCTAATAATTTAGCAGAAACATCACCAATTGCTTTCTCTGCATTTTTATACGCAAGTAAAGTATTAGCTAAACCTTCATCTTTTGGTACATTAAAGCTTGAATGTTGTGGTGTATTACTCAGATCAGTTTCTAGTTTTTTAACACCAGCTACAACACCCGGAGCTTGATTGCGTTCAAATTGAGCAGTTGCTAGACGTTTTTGTTTTTCTAGTTGAGCATACTTTATTACTAAAGCATCTGCATTCATTTTCTCAAGCTGAGTATTTACAAAACCTCTTTGTTTAGCATCTTCAAGTTTCTGAATATCAATTAGTGTTTTTTCAATATCTACAGGTTTAAATTCAGTGCGACCTACACCCATTAAAGCATCTTTTACAGCTTTAATTACTTCAAGAG